TAGGCGAGCAATTGGTAAAGTAGCAAGACAGAAGCATAAGGTATTTAAGAAGCTTTCTGCAATGCATTTTAGAAGGGTTATTAACGGTGGTAGAGTTAATTTAAAACCATTTGGTAAAGTTATGAATCAGGCTATCTCCGATAATATAAATAGCCCTACAGGTATGATTAGAAATAAGAAATCAACTATCAGATCTAAAGGTTTTAACAACCCATTAACAGAGACAGGACACTTAGGTTCAAGTGTCGAGGATAGGGTAATTTAATGATTGGAGTTGGTATACACCAAATTAGAAGAGAAGAGGCTGGTACAAGGGTTAGAGGTAAGTATGTATCAGGTATTATTACAGAGGAACCTTTTGAAGCCTCAATTCAACCAGCAAGTCCTAAAGAGACTACTGAGATACTAGCAGGGGGCGAAGTAGACTATGAATTATACAAAGGCTACACCTACAGTGATGTTAGGGGTGTAAGGAAGAGTATAGGTAAACCAGCTGATAAAGTCTTTTATGATGAAACTTGGTGGAAAGTCGTTAAAGCTAATAGATACAGAGAATCTGATACTGAAGTTCATACTAAGTTCTTTATGGTTAGGGAGATCTAATGGCTGATATTACTAATCTAGATGATATCTTATCTGATATCTATGAAACAGTTTTAGGAAACGAATACCCTATAAATTGGGTAGACCAAGAAGATGTACCTGAACTTAACTCGAATGTATCAACTTATGTAGATCTTGAGATTGAGAACCTTGAGCAAATCGGTAATGAGTACAATTATAGTGTAACTAATGATGCAGAGGGTAATACCTTTAGAAGCACTAAAACTGAATGGGAATTTCAATTCATCTTTACAGCCCATGGACCTGATGCAGATAAGGCGATACGTCTAATCGGTAGGTCTAAGGATCAGCTAGAGACGCGATACCTCTTAACTAATAACAACATAGCACTAAGAAGGTCAAGTGGTATCACACGGCTTCCTAGGGTGGCTGGTGGTGCTATAGAGAAAGGTGCAACTATTACCTTTACGATGGGTGTTGCTGATATCTATACTGAAGAGATTCCAACTATAGACTCGACAGTTGTTGAAGGGATAGTACCTATTACTTTCCAAAACCACGAGTCGGATTTAACAGTAGATACTCAAAGTTATTTCTCCCGTTATGGTTATGAAATTGATACTGTATTTAAAGACTACCATAGCTACACAAATGAATATAATCACATCATTAATTTAGGAAGTTATTTAGATTCTACTGAATCTGATAATGTAAATGATGGTGGGTCTTACCCAATTTTATAATTAAAGGAATTTAGTATGCCAGAAAAGTTAATACCTATGCATGGTACATCATCAGCTGCTGATGAATATACAGGCTCTAAGTCTGAAATAACCATGGATGAAACTAATAATACCATACGAGTACATGATGGAGCTAAAGCAGGTGGCCATGCATTAGCTAGACTTGATCAAGTATCAGAACAACTACAGGCGGATTGGGGTGCAACTGAAGTAGAAGATAAATCTTTCATTAAAAACAAACCTACCAACTTAAGTGATTTTGATAATGATCAGGTTTTTATATCAGAAGCACCAGAAGATGGTAATCAGTATGTACGGAAAGATACAGATTGGGAAGAGATTGTAGTAGAGCAATCTGACTGGACTGAAACGGATAACACAAGTGCAGCTTATATACATAACAAGATCACACCATCTACTGTACTAGAAGTGGAAGACCCTACAAGTGAAGACACTTACATCACTCCTAAAGTCTTGAAAGACCTGACCAAAGTGGCCATTGGTTTAGATGCGGGGAAGATCTTACAAGGGAATAACTCCGTGGCAATAGGTGACGAGGCAGGTAGGGATACCCAAGGAAATTCTGCTGTATCTATAGGAGATGCAGCAGGTAAAGCTGACCAAGGGAACTATTCAGTAGCGGTAGGGAGAAATTCGGCCTTGACGAACCAAGGCAACTCTTCAGTAGCGGTAGGTGATACATCAGGCAGGACAAACCAAGGTAGAAGTGCAGTAGCAGTGGGAACCTACGCAGGGGTCCAAGGGCAGGAAGACTACGCAGTTGCCGTTGGTAGTGGTGCTGGTGGGACGAATCAAGGATTATCTTCAGTTTCAATTGGTCCAACATCTGGAGCTAATGAACAGGGTCAATATTCTGTAGCTGTCGGATCTGGATCTGGTGAAAATGGTCAAGGAAATGGTGCAGTATCTGTAGGTAAGAATGCTGGTGAGACTACTCAGGGAGATTATGCAATAGCCTTAGGTGAAAATGCTGGGAGAAGTTCCCAAGGTGGCGGATCTGTTGCTATTGGTAGGTCTTCGGGAGACACCTCACAACAATCGAATGCAGTAGCTGTTGGCAGTTCGGCAGGTCGTGAAGATCAAGAGACTAATGCAGTAGCTGTAGGATACTTAGCAGGGGATATCGCACAAGGAACTGAAGCTGTAGCTATCGGTAACGAAGCAGGGAAAGGGACTCAAAGATCTGGTGCCGTTGCTATAGGGGGCGAATCTGGTAGTGTTTCACAAGGGACTAAGTCTGTTGCCATTGGTTTTGAATCCGGTAATGGTTATCAAGGGTCTACATCTGTAGCAGTTGGTTACCAATCTGGGCAAACTAATCAGTCAACCGCCTCTGTAGCTGTAGGTGTTAGATCCGGTCAAACTAACCAGTCTGGAAGTGCTGTAGCAGTTGGTAATGAAGCGGGTCAAACCTCTCAAGGTATTAGTGCTGTAGCTGTTGGTAAGAGGTCAGGTGAAACCAGTCAAGGTCAGGCAGCCATTGCCATAGGTGACTCTGCTGGTAATAGCCTGCAAGGTGCTGGCGCTATCGCTATAGGGTTAGCAGCTGGTGCATCTAACCAAGAGGCCCAAGGTGTACATATTAAGACAACAGACTTCGATATGGAGTACCTACCTTCAACTAAAGTACTAGACTTCACTAACGCTGATGGGGATCTAGACTTAACTGTGAACGGTGTAGCTGTTGGTGGGGGTGGGATAAACGCCCCATATAGTAGACTATTTATAGATTGTCTTAATGACCCATCAGCTCCTTTAGTTAAACCAGATGGGACAGTGACAACAATTGGAGGAATTGGTGGTAAGTTGATGGGTCGTAGTAAGTATAAGATCCCTAACTCTTTCTACTTCGAGACAACTAAAGAATCCAGCTCCAATAGTAGTGCATTATACTTAATGTTTTGTCCAATCACTACCAATGCATTAGGAGATACTACAGACTTCACTAAGGGTTTTGGTATAAGATTCCTACAAACTTCATCAGAGAACATTGTAAGTGTAGGTACTGTAGTGGGAACCTCTTTGACAGATAGGATTATATCTGTAAATAGCGCCACAGACTCCTTCCCCTGTAATGTAGGTGACACTATAGGTTTTAGTGTACAACCTGATGGACTAGATATGCACATTATTGCAAATAATATAACGCAGGGAACGACACTCACACATACTCATAATGACGGAGCTACTAACTGGTCTAACGTGTTATTAGATTTTAGTGTACAAATGTCTGGGATATCTAATGGGTCTTACACTCTTAATACAGGGCAGAGTGAGTTCTTAGGGGACTCTCAAGGTTTCCCAGTTTTAGATCATACTCCTCTAGGGGTTAATAGGAGTCTGGTAACTCTTTGGGAGGGTTCAAAAAATACACCAAATATTACTAATGACTATATAGTTAAAGGTGCAGGCAACTGGTATATAACATCAGGAAGTTCAACCCCGTTCCTAGTAACTGTTAGCAATTTACAGACCAGACACATAGTAGAACAAACTACTGCAAACTTTATAGGTAACACGATGGCAGTCACTGCTGTCACAACACAAGCAGGTATGTCATCTATGTCTACAATACAGAATGATATAAACCTATCCTCTAATCAAGTTGGTTTAGTAAATATTCCGGTAACTAAAATAGAATATGCACCCCTTTAAGGAAGACCTATGAAAATTAAACTAGATACAGAGAGATTTGTATTCCCTAACGGTGAATGGCAAGACTTACCCAACACCACCTTGGACGAATCCGTGGCAGTGGTCAGCAAAGAGGTTGACCTATCCACTGTGAAGTATGAGGGAGGTAAGATGATACCACTTACGGAGGAGGAACTACTCTACAAGTTGATGGAGGAAAGAGCCATAGAAGGTAATGAGATCGTAAATTATCTAACTATCTACTTAAATACTAAAGCTAAGGAATATGGTTACGATAATTACCATTCTTCTATGATCTATATCAATTCTTCTGATACAGATGTTAGTAGCTTATCTCAAGCTTTCTTCAATTGTGTTGATGCTGTTTGGTCGTATGTGAAATCTAATAGAGATTCCTTTGAAGCTACAGGTCATCCTAATTTAGAAGAAATTAAATTAAACCACCCTAAACTAGAAGATTATTTAGTTTAACTATTAAACGAGGTACTACTAAAGTACCTCACCTACTTAAAAGGAAATAAAATGACTTCATTAACTAAAATTGCTAATAGTCAGATATCTCGAAGCACTGCACGTATTTCAGTTGCTTCATTTAATCAAGGACTTTACCTTGTAGAAGCTGATTCAAATCTAGATGATAACGACTACTATGCTGTATCTAGTACTGATGATGTACTTGCAATTACAGGTATGACTACTACATCACCTGCTTATTTAGCAGCAGCTGCTTACTTCAGTGGCGACATTACTCCTCAAACTTTGATCATCGGTCAGAAACTTGCAAGTGATACAGACCACGGTGCTGCTGTAGCTCGTATTAAAGCAGCAGGGGCCTCTTTCTACTACATGGCTGCTGAGACTCGTGTATTTACAGAACAACAGGCTATCAGTACATACATTGGCTCTCAGCCTAAAGTATACTTAGCTATGTCTAACTTACCAGCTGATATTGTAGCAGCTAATGATTCATCAGCTGAGACTACTAATTCTGATCGCACAACTTACTTTTATGAAACAGCCGCTGCCATTACTTATAATGAAATGCGAGCTATGGGTAAATTCTGTGCTGCTACTACGGGATCTTGGGTAGCTGCTTCTCAGTTATTATCAGGTGCAGTGGATACTAAGTTAAGTGATACCCAATACGATGAAGCTATTACTAATCGTATGAACTTCTTCGCTAACTTTGGTGGCTTAGTTGCACTTCAAAATGGCCAAGCATCTTCAGGTGAATGGTTAGACGTTATCGTTAATTTAGATTATGTAGATGCACGATTAGAAGAAGCCCTTGCTCTACTAAAAATCTCTCGTGATAAAATTAGTTATGATGATGATGGTATTGCTTTAGAAGAAAATGCAATTCGTGGTGTATTAGGTACAGCACAGGATTTAGGAATCTTCTCTTCTTATACAATTACCTCTAAAACTGCTGCTGAAGTAGGCAGTCAAGTTCGTGGTACTCGTGAGTATGCTGGTTTCAATTGGACAGCAGTACTTGAAGGCGCTATTCAATACACAGATGTACGTGGCAACGTAGGAGCATAATATAATGGAAACATATCTACCAAGTGAAGTAAAAATGTCTTTAGGCACAATACCTATTAAAGGTGTTATGGATGGTACTTTTATTACTATCGAACCTAATGCAGATACATGGAAAAAGAAAGTAGGTGCTCAAGGCACTGTAGGACGTACACGTATTGAAGATAGTTCATATCGTATCACTATTACGCTAATGGGAAGTTCTGCAACTAATGAAGAACTAACTGGTGCTTACCTAGTTGATAAAGCTACAGGTGCTGGACAGCTCCCATTCTCTATGAATGATAATAGTGGTAAGGATAAGTTCTTTGCTACTAACGCATGGATTGTAGCACTTCCAGCTGTGAGTAAATCTGATGATATTACTCCTGTAGTTTGGATTATCGACTGTGCAGTTGGTGATAACATTATTGGCGGAAACGCTTAACTTAAACATCTGAGGAGGATGACATGGCTTTAAAATTACATCAAGGTGAGATCACAGATTCAGAAGGTAACGTAATATCGTATGCCTTTAAAACAATGGGATCACGTAAAGGTATCCCAACTAAACTAAAATTAGCTAAACTTATCGGACCAAGTATTACAGGCGCATTTTCAAGTGTCACTACTGACGAAAATGGTGAAGCTGTTATTAAACCTGAAGACCTTAATAGCATCACAGCTACGATCTTAGAAGCAATCTCGGATGATGAAAGTGCTTTAGATCTAATCGAAACCCTTCTATCTGGTGTTATAATGGATGGAGTTGAAGTGGATTTCGATGAATACTGGGCAGGTAATTATGGCACCATGTACAAGATGGCATTGATTGTCGCTAAGGCTAACTTCGGGAGTCTTCTAAGCTTGGTCGGTATCAGCCCTATGCATTCCCAGATTCCAAAGGATCTAGGGGAGCTTACAGCACAATAGTAAGTACTACGGCCAGTCATTATAATATTAACTGGCCTATAATGCGTTTAGTGTACGATCAAAGCTTAAATTATACAGCAGATTACTTATACGATGAATGCGATATACATGATATTGAAGAGTTAATCGAATATCAAGATCTGCTGGCTGATATGAATAAAGCAGATGAAATAGATAATGAAAGGTAATTAATATGGCTACACAGAGTATCAAGGTAGCAGATATCTTTGCACAATTTGGTTTTAAAATTGATAAGACCTCCATGCAAAGTGTTAACAATGCTATCCAATCTGGTGGTGCTAATATGGGCACCTATACTAACAAGATAAAAAGAAACCGTAGTGCAATGCAGGGTTTAGTTAACACCATGCGAGATTACAAAGGTATCTTAATTGCAGTTGGTGGTTTACAGTTAGGCCAGTCCCTTGTTAGGGCAACTCGTGATGCTCAGTCCATGGATAATGCCTTGTTAGCAGCCTCCGGATCTCAGGAGGCTTATGCTACGAACAATGAATTTTTACAAGGTACAGTCGATAGATTGGGGCTTTCATTAAGAGAAACAGCTAACGATTATACTTTGATGACTGCATCAGCTGATGGACTATTTGATGCCAATAATAAAATAGCGAATCAGAAAGAAATTGATAAAGTATTTCTATCTGTAGCAGAAGCTTCAACTGTTTTAGGTTTAAGTGCAGACAAAACCCATGGAACACTTCTCGCACTTACCCAGATAATGAGTAAAGGGAAAGTACAGTCAGAAGAATTACGTGGTCAGCTGGGTGAACGGTTACCCGGTGCTTATAGAATAGCAGCCGAGGCAATGGGTTTAACTACTGCTGAATTAAACAAACAACTAGAATTAGGTAATATCTCTTCTAAAGAGTTCCTACCAAAGTTTGCTGATAGGTTAAGGGAAACTTTCACCAATGCAGATGTGATACGTGGATCTAGGTCTTTAAATGCAAATATTAATAGATTAAATACTACGTTCTTTAGAGCTGGTAAAGAATTAGGTGAAGGTGGTTTTAATAAAGGGTTAACACTTCTTCTTATTAATATATCTAAATTACTAGATAGACTAACCCCTGTATTCTACGCATTAGGACGTGGACTAGAATTCTTAATGGTTCCTTTTAGGGTACTATTTAGAATGCTTGAAGGTGTTGCAGCGGTCTTCGAGTGGAGTACCACAGCAGGTCTAGGACTTGTAATGGCTATAGGCGGTATAGTAACAGCTGTAATTGGGGCTGGACCTGTTCTAGCGGGCTTAGGTGCTATTCTAGCTCTGCTAACATCCCCTATAACAATTGCTATTGGATTATTCACAGCTATAGGTATTGCAATAGATGAAATGTGGACCTACTTTCAAGGTGGTGAGACAATACTAGGTGAGTTTGAATGGTTCCGTGATCTAATGGATATGTTTAAAGAGATTCCACAACTTATAGAAGATGCAAAGAAAGCTGTTGACGATTTCTTTAGTTTGAAAACTGTTGATAAGGTGAATGATGCTTTACTTGATGCGGGAGATTTACTTCAGGAAAAAGCTGATGAATACTTAGGTGATGCAACGGATGTAATCTCTGTAATGTGGTCAGGACTTAAAAGTGATATGTCTGATATGTTCGGAACTCCCTCACAGGTTGTAACTTCTAAAGATTCTACTGTACGTCCAATAGATAGAGTAAGTGCCACCACATCAAGTAATAAGACTAATATTGATTCCTCTACTACTATCGACAAAGTTGAAATAAATCTTAAGAGTGATCTAGATAAAGATGTGATACAGAGTGAAGTGACAAAAGGTATTAATTCTTATACTCAAAATAAAACTACTCTTAAAATGAAACCTACGGAGGGTTAATTATGCCATTAGGATTAGTACAAGCTGCTAGTGGTGTAGCATCACGACTAGGACTTTATAACGATAAATCTTCCCAACCTGAGAAGTACCTTACATTTAGATTTCAAGAACTAGAGAATGGTACTTTTAAGGATGATGAAGCTTTATACGTAACATTAGATGTTGTAGATGAAATCAATATAAAGATGCCAACTAGGATTTCAAAGAAACCAACATCTGAAGGTCGTAAAACCGATAATATCCACAACGACCCTATAGAGGTTCACTTTAGAGGCTTTATTTCTAATGCATCCATCAATCTTTTAGATACTAATAAGATAGGATCTAGGATTACTTCAATACTAGCAAGTAGTGTAGGACTCTCACCTCTAGCAGCTGGATTAGCAGCAGAGGCAGCTATGGCTACCATAGTAACAGATAAAGCCTCAGATAAAGCTTATGATTTGATTAAACAGATTAGGAATAAACGAGGACTTGTATCTATCTCAACAAGTCTAGAAACTTTCTCAGGGATGGTCTTCGAGTCAATTGATATTCCTATAAATTACGATGTAGGTGATTCTCTATACATTGAAGCAAGAGCTATTAAGCTTCCTATTGTATCTTCCAAAACTATTGCAAGTACTTTTATGGATCTTGAAGATAATAGTGGTGGTGCATCAACTACCGACCTTGGAAATCAATCAATGAAGACAACTGATTCATCCATTTTAAAATCTTTATTTTAAGGAGTACTTATGCAACAAGTTCCAATTAAAGAAGGTACTCAAGATTTTATACAAACCTTACAACTGGATGATGGTATTAAAACCTTACCTATTCGTTTAAGGTTACGGTGGAGTAGTAGACTAGGAGAAAATGGCTTAGGTATGTGGGTGTTATCCTTTTACAAATCAAACGGTGAGCCTCTTATCACAGGAATTCCATTGGTTGTAGGTTTGGATATAACAGGCAGATTTGGTAGGGATGAATTAGGAACAGGTCATTTGGTTTGTGTACATGTTGATGGTTTGGTTGAAGTAGGTTTTAATGATTTAACAAATGGTAAGGCTAGTCTTTATTATTTAACGGATGCTGAATATGACGCTATTACTTAATCATTCTTACCAACTACTAATTGGAAGTAATAATACTTCTTACCAAACTATTGAATTAACAGAACATGATGTTCATTTTGAGATTGTAAAGGATACAGCAGCAGGATCTACAGCTAAGTTTAAAATATTTAATTTAGATCCATCTGATTATGACTTAATTGAATCATACGGGGAGAATGTATCTGTTATATTCCTAGCTGGGTACTTAACAGATACAACTTCTGAGATTTTTACTGGTAACGCTAATCTTATTTTCAATACTACGGAGAATGAAGATCACGTTATTAATATACATGCAGACTCTTCAGAAACCTTAATGTTAGATGCTTACTCCCAAATAACAATTCCAAGTGAAGGCAGTAATAAAGCAACAAGAAGGAAGGCTATTAAGGCACTTGCAAATGATCTACAAAAGATAGCTAGACTTAATAATGATTATATTAATCTGTCCGTACAAGATAGTAACCTACAAGGACTATTTATGGATGATACCTTTGAATCCGGTTTTTCTTGGATGGGTCCTACAGCTGCTGGACTAGATTGGCTTTGTAACTCAGTAGGGTACGACTGGTTTATTGATCAAGGTGAGTTTTATGTAAAACCTAAATCATTTAGTAAGGCTACAACTTCTGGATCTTTCAGTGGAAGTGTTATTTATCAATTAAGTGCTGATTCTGGTCTTTATAGTATTGAGAAAAAAGTAGGTAAAGCTTCTGAAGGGCTAAAACTAACAGCTAGGTGTGCATTACTTAATAAGGTTTCAGTAGGTGATAAAGTCGAAGTAATAGATGAGTTAGCTAATGGTACTTTTAAGATTGATAAAATTAAAACATCTGGTCAATTTATTGGTGACCTTTGGGATACTGAACTAGAACTATCAACTGAAGCCTCAGAAAAGGCTAAGTCACTTTAAAAGGAGGGATTATGGAAAGTATTAATCAACCATCTGAGCAGGAATTGTTTGAAAATAATGTAACTTTTATGTTACAAGCTGTACGAACAGGTATACCCGGTAAAATAGTAAAAACAGATGGACAGAAAGCTACCGTAATCCCAACTGTTAAAAGGTTGTTTAAAGGTAAACCTATAGATCCGGTAGCTATCCCAAATGTACCTATTTGGAGATTAGGGACAAAGACAGCAAGGGTAACCGTACCTCTTAATAAGCAAGGTGGTGATTTTTGTTTAATCATGTTTGCTGAACGTCCTATAGATACATGGGCAGCAGGGGATGGCTCTCCCAAGGCCCCTAAAGACGGCGGACACCATGATACTCGTGGAGCTTGGTGTTTGGTAGGGTTAGAACCCTTTACAGCTGCTGCTGTCGATACAGAGAACCTTGTGGTTGAAATGAATAGAGATAAGCCTGCTAACTATTGTTCTATGACTTTAGCACCAACGGGTGTAATTAAGATGGTATCTCCAAAAGAGATTATTTTAGATACACCAGTCGTTAAATGCACAGGTAATATAGAGGCAGCTCAAGAAGTCCAAGATAAGGTTGGTACGCTAGACAGGCTTCGTCAGAATTATAATACAGCTACATACATTGGCAACCTAGGAGCACCAACTTCTATAACTAACAAGGTTGATTCATAATGGCATTAGATTCTACAACTTACGGAACAGCTTGTAATAATCTTTTAGCCACACAAGTAACTGATCCTACATCCCTTGATCTTAAATCACCTACAGAGATGGCAGAACTATTTGCAGCTGAGTATGATAAATATGCTAAAGGTGGAACACTTCTAGGTGCCGATTTAACTAAAGGTGGTGATATTACTATATTAGAAGCTGGCTTCATATCTGATAATACAACTGCAATGTCAACTAAAATAGCTACTGCAATTTGCGGATACTGGGCATCTGCTACTACAGTATCTGAGACTCCCGAACATGGTGGTACTTCTGTAGTTTCTGTTGAGATACAAGCAATTACTGTTTTAGCAGCTATGATAGCTGCGGTTACCGATACTATCACAAATGTTGCAGGAGATGGTTGGATTGATCTCTTTAAAAATACTGAGGAAGTGGTTAAAACAATCCCTTGTATAATTACCGAGTTAGTAGGAGCACCACCAGTTTCTACAACTTTCCCTGAAAGTATTACATAGGAGTTACTTATGGATTTCAGAATAGATCCCGCTACTGGGGATATCGACTTATTTGGAAGTTATGTTTCAGGAGTTGAACGAGCAGCACAAAGAATAGATTTCCTCGTTAATACAATGAGGGGCGAGTGGTTTTATGATAGAACAAGTGGAATACCTTATTTCCAAGAGATACTTGGTAAAAAGAAATCTAAAGAAACAATAGATGCACTATTTATAGAAGCACTTTTAAACGAGAACTACGTGGAGTCAGTTACTTCCTTTAGTTCAGAAATTATTGATAGAACATACATCCCCACTTTTACAATTAAAACTGTAGAAGGGGTTGTATCAAAAATTTAAGGAAATAATATGGCTGGCTTAACCGATAATGGTTTTGAAGTAAAAACCGTAGAAGAAATTGTAGAGTCAATGAATGAAGACTACAAATTAAAATTTGGTGAAAACTTTGATGTTAATCGAGATGTAATTGGTCAACACTCTGCACAAACATCAAGTGAGTTAGCATTAGCTTGGGAAGCTATTGGTGGTATCTATGCTATGCTAGATCCTGATACAAATAGTGGTGTAATGCAAGATTTTACTGCAAGTTTAATTGGTACTAACCGTTTATCAGGACAGCCTGCCACGCTTCCTAAAGTTTTAATTAAAGGTACTGATGGAGCTTCAGCTTCAACTACTAACCTAATTGTTTCTTATAACTCGGAACAGTACGCACCTTCTTCTCCTCTTATTATTGACTCTAATGACTCTTACTGGTGGAAGATAGCTGTAACAGGATCAACTACTGTAACTAATATTATTTTTACATCTACTAATTCATCTCAAGATATCACAGTAGGACTACTACTTTCTGATACTGAAGAAGAGATTGCTGATAAAGTTGTAAACTCTTTTAATGCAGCTCAGACAATTGGACTTAAAGATGTATTCTTTGCGGAGAAAGTGTTAGAAGGTTCTACTTGGACAATTGGAATACGCCTTCTACTTGAAGATGCAAATGCAGAAGTAGTCACTGAAACCACCTCCGGACCTTTTACCTTTGAAGAGTATGGCACTGTATCACGCATGATCTCAATTTTAGAATCAGCAATTACGGTCCCACTTTTAACAACTTTGCAGATAGATTTACCACCTAGTAATATTACAGGTGCTTTTAATATTGATGCAGGACAAGCAGGACGTAAAACTGAAACAGCAGCAGAATTAAGAGTAAGACGTAAGAACTCTTTCAGTATATCAGGTGGTGGATCTTTAGCAGCTATCATTGGGAGAGTTGGTGATGTTACAGGTGTTACAAATGTATCAGGTCTTCAGAATGTAACTAAAGTAACAGATTCTAATGGTTTACCAGCTTCAAGCTACCAGATTATAGTTTCAGGAACAGCTACTGATCTTGATATTGGTGAAGCTATACTAGATGCAGGACCAGCAGGTATTGAAACACATGGTGATGAATCAATTATCATAACAGACGAATCAGGTAATCCTGTTCCAGTTTATTTCTCAAGAACAGAAATTGCGTATATCTCTGTTAAAGTGGTTTATACTTTATTTGATGAAGGTACTACTTCTGATGTAGTAGTTGATGAAATCAAGAACGCTATCTTATTAGCAGCAGAGAAACGATCCGGTGGAGGTATTGATTTACTCCCTGATGTATACTCAGGAACCGTAATGGCGAATGTTGAAGGTCTAGAATCTGCAACAGTTACTTTTAATGTTAGTGATGTTATAGAAACTAATCCAGTATTCACTTCAGGTAGACAAGTAATTACAAACCTTCAAATTCCTGAATTTAATGCAGATAGAATACAGGTAACTTTATAATGAATATTAGAGATTCAGTAACTAAAGGGTTAGGTAGATCTCTTTCAATTGTAAAAAACAAACCTAACTTTAAAGCTCTTCAAGAGGTATCTCTCAAACAAGTGAAAGAGCTTGAAGATGCTATTTTTGATTTGATAGATCACTTAAGCATAAATGAAGCAACAGGTGATCTTCTTAATAAGATTGGGGCAATGGTTGGTGCTTACCGTAATGGTCGTTCTGATCCTGATTTCAGAGATGAAATATTTCTAAATATTGCAATCAACACATCGGATGGAACTCACAACAAGTTAATTAATATTATTAGATTGTTAACCAAATCAACCAACGTGAATATCCAAAGAGATTTCCCAGCAGGTCTTATTATTACTGTTGATGGAGCTAACGTAACACCAACTATGGCATCTAAGATACAAAGGGCTGTTGCAGCAGGTGTAAGCCTAACTCTTAATGGTACTAATGGTAAGAACCCTCTGGGGCTTGTATCAGGAAGTACAGGTCAGAACGGGGTTACGGGTGCTAAAGGTTTATATGATGATGGTTTGGATTTAGAAGAGGCTGGTTACCTTGTAGATGGTTTCCCTAATACCGGAATTAACTCACCTACCCTAGAGGGATATGTTAATGCAGCGGAGACTTACGCCACACCTCAATTAACAGCAGATGCTATAGTTGAAGTTTATAATAATCCCTCACAGTATACACCTATTTTTAATGCAAGGTTAGCTGTTGTAATTGCTGCATTCAATCCAACGGATGCTGTAGATTACCAAACTATTGCATTTAATTATTTGTTACTTTGGGGACTACAGGGCGAAACTGAAGAAGACTTCAATAAAGCTAAACCTGTTATCGACAGTCTACCAACATCCCTAGATAAAATTAGATATTTAACCTTACTAGGGGTTTACTAAGGAGAAATTATGGCTAAGCCAGCTACTACTTTTACGTTTGCTACTAACACTGTAAACAACGGAACTTTTAATACACCCAACAAGAAAGCACCATCAGCTACTAAACTAGAAGATGGTTTTCTTGTTGAAACATTACATCGTGGAGAATTAAACTATTTATTTAATCAAATAGGTGAGTGGATAACTTACCTTGCAGATGATGTAAATGGAGAGAAAATTGAGTTCGGAACTTCTAAGGTTGAGATACCTGTTATTGATGGGGATATTCTAAGTACTCGTAACAATGTACTAAAACAACGTATCACATCTAATACAACTGATTTTCTAAATGATATTAGAACAGAAAGTATTTCAGGTGATAATCATTTCTCAGTTAATAAAGAGACAGGTGAGATAACGGCACCATTACTAACTGGTAACGCTGGAACTGCTACTAAGCTTGAGACTGCCAGAACTATTGAACTTACAGGTGATGTTACAGGGTCTGCAAATTTTGATGGTACATCTAATATAGATATTTCAGCAACTGTGAATGGGAACTTACACGAACATGATGCAGCAAAAATAACGACAGGTACTTTGAGTAATGCTCGACTAAATAAAGCTTCTTCTAGCACACAGGGTATTCTAAAAGTAAGTAACTCACTTAGTAGTACCAGTTCTTTGGATGCCTTATCTTCCTCAGGTGGTAAGAATTTGCAAGATCAAATTAGCTCACTACTTTCTTCACATACAACTATCTGGACAGGTAATCAAGTATATCTTGATATGAATTCATTACCCGGAGGTTGGCCGGGTGATGGATTCTACTTAGCAAATGGTACACTTATGTATTTAATTCAAAATCAAACAAATAGTGTAGTCTCGAGTGGTGGTGCGGGTGGAGGAGTTATGAGTATTACAAAACTTCTTAAAAATTCAAGTAATGTTATATTTTTCCGAACCTACTACGATGACGGAACTGGATATGTCGATATTAATATTACAAGTTTGATTAAGGTAGGTTGACACTACTAAGGAGAATTCCACAGGATGGAAGCAATCACAACTAAAATAGGATTTATACCAGCTGCTGAAGATCTAACAGGTATGGTAGGTAGAGCTGTTGCAATTAATGGTTTCAACCCTGAATACAAACATGGTCTTTGGCAGCTACCTCGTACCCTTAAAGCAAAGGGTATCGTAACTAAGGGAGCCAAGACTTTAGATGCACCAGCAGTTGTTATATCAGGTGTAACGGATGTACGGTTATCAGCTACCTCTGGCCCGGTATCTCCGGGTGATTCCTTAACTTGGGACACAGATGGCTACCTTACTAAAGGTGGGGCTTTTGCTACAGCACTAGGTTATGGGGATAGTGGTAAGATCATACCTGCTTTCATTTTTCCTACGGAAGAGAGTGGTATAGGGGGTAAATACGTTGAAGGTGGTAGATACTCTGATACAACGACTCAGACGGTTACAGGTCCCGATATCCTAACACCTGTTCTTTATGGTCCCGGTGGTACAGATAATAGAGGTATCGCTACTATGGATACTGAAGGTGTTATAACTTTAAATAAGTCAGGACCTGCTTTTGTTAAGCTACATTTTAGAGTTGGTAGAACAGGCGCATCTGGTACTTCTAAGGTGGTTCTTAAAAGCCAAGTTTCTGTTGATGGTGGAGCTTCTTGGCAATTTACTGAGAATGATGTATTCAGTGCATCACTTCATAACTCAACGGATATCGAAGTTATAAGTGAACAAGTATTTATCAATGGCTTAGCTGGTTTTAAGTTTAGGACTGTATGGGCTAGGGATAGTACAGGAGATAATTCTGGTAATTTAGAACCATTAGAGATAGGACCTAATCTACAAGTACAAGGTTTAAGTGTACAACCAAGTGCTAGAATGGTTGTTTACTTTGATGAAGAGTTCGTATACTATTAATTCTAAAGTTAATAAAAATACCGTGAGGAGGTGTAATGTCAGAACAAGTAGATCTATTAAGATTAAAGGAATCTGTGAGCGTATTACAGGGGATGTTAGCTAATCAAGTAATGGAGTACTCTCGACTGAAAGTAGAAGAGTCATTAGTTAGAAAAGATGCACAAGCCCTTAATACTTATTGTACTGAGTTAGAAGAGGAAGTTAGTAAATTACAAGCTGATAAATTACAACTTAAAGCAAAGCTAAATTCAGTAACTTTGGATAATAAATCAGAATCATCTGAATAATTTTAATAAATAACTCATCTCATTAACTACAAGAGGCTTATGCCTCTTTTTCATGCCCGAAGGGGATTAATATAAATGTCAATAGAATCACACACAGCGGGTCATATAATTGATGGTGCTAGTGTTGTAACAGGAGTGCCAGTAACAGTGGCTACAGTAATATATGGTATCGACCTTGAAGCTTTCATCATGTACGGTACAGCCATACTTGTAGGAACCAGTTTACTAAAATTAGCTTGGAATGCAGGAAAATTCGTAATCAAGAAAGCAAACGAGTTATTAGAAAAATAACTTAGGAATAAAATACATGGAATGTAGACAATAAGCCCCACACCTTAAATGGTAGTGGGGCTTTTTTTATTATTTTATTCTTTTAACTATTCGCAATTTAAGAAAAGAACCGTGGGATATGACTAATCTTTGGGCTTGCCTTAATGTCATTAAATCCCACTTTAAGTCTTCCCATCTCTCAAAGAATTCACACCAGTCCTGTACCATGTAAGCGCGCTTCTTACTCATTGCCTGCCTCCAATTTGTTATTAATTAGATACTATAAACTAAATAATCACTCTGTCAATCATTTATAAAAATCCCTTAATATTTCTACTAAGGGATTCTAATTGTTAAAGTTTAAGGTTTATTTAATTGACTATCTAGAAATTCTTTAATTATATCACCATGGCACCTTTTAGGTGAACAAAAGCATTCTAGTTTCACATCTTCTTTTTGAGCTATACGGTAGATACGTACAACTTCTTTATATAAAGAACAAGATTTATCTTTAATACTTTCATTAAAATAGACTTCAAATTCTTTAATTACTTTAGTTCGTTCTCTTTCGGATTGATTATTCATAATATAAGGATTACCTAAAGGAGAACCACGCCCTATATAAATAGCTCCTACATACCTATCCTTTTTATTAACAACTTTATAGTCATAAGTATATCAAACTTCAAAGAAGTAAATACGTTTATTACCTTCAGGGTCACAAACCCAACGATTATGGTGTGCATTATTCTGCCACTTAGTATCAAAGTGGAGCCAGTTAACCCGGTTCTCAATCCTTCTAATACATTCAGGTACAAAGGAACCCTGTTCAATACGAGTCTTGATACTCTCACGAACTCGTTCAGCAGTGAAACTTTTAAACTTACAATCGAATGCACGACCCACTGAGTGCATAG